CTGGGTACTCAAACTTATGTAATGAATGAAATTGCAAAAGGTTTAGAGGATGATATTCATTTTTTTGTTATCTTAAAGGGGAGACAGCTTGGAATTACCACAATTAGTTTGGCACTTGATTTATACTGGCACTTCACGCATCCAGGTCTGCAAGGTACGCTTACCACAGACACAGAAGAGAATAGAGATATGTTTAGATCTACCCTCTCTATGTACATGGAAGGCTTACCCAAAGAATATCGTATCCCACTCTTGGCTCACAATAGAAATCAACTCTCCCTTAAAAACAGAAGTAGACTGTTCTACCAAGTTGCGGGTCTCCGAGCTAAAGGATCATTGGGTAGAGGAAAAGCGATCACTTACTTGCATGGAACAGAAACATCTTCATGGGGAGACGAAGAAGGTTTGGCTTCGTTACTAGCATCGTTAGCTGAAACAAACAAGGATCGTCTATACATATTTGAAAGTACTGCCAGAGGCTTTAATATGTTTCACGATATGTATACGACCGCTAAAAAGGCTCGTACACAACGTGCCATATTTTGTGGTTGGTGGCGTAATGAACTTTATGCTGCAGACCCAGACTCGTCTGTCTATAAAGTGTATTGGGATGGCAAACTTACCCCTGAAGAAAAAGAATGGACTAAAGACATTAAAAAACTTTATGACGTAGAAATTAATTCTCGTCAAATGGCATGGTGGCGATGGAAAATGTTTGAAGGTATTAAAGACGATTCTTTAATGTACCAAGAGTTTCCTCCTACAGAAGATTATGCGTTTGTAATGACAGGTACAAGTTTCTTTTCTAACTCACGTTGTACCGATGCGTTTAAGAAAGCTAAATCTAAATCATACGATAGTTACCGTTACATATTTGGTGCAAACTTTCCAGACACCGAAGTCATTAAGTCTACTGAACGTTTAGCTACCTTAAAGGTTTGGGAAGAACCTGTAGACACTGCATACTATGTCATTGGTGCTGACCCTGCTTATGGTAGCTCTGATTGGGCGGATCGTTTCTGTATACAAATCTATAGAGTGTATGCCGATGGTTTAGATCAAGTAGCAAGTTTTGCAACAAGTGAAATGAATACATATCAATTCGCTTGGGTCATAGCCCACCTAGCGGGGGCTTATAAAAACTCAACGCTTAACTTGGAAGTCAATGGTCCGGGTCAAGCTGTCATTAATGAATTAAGAAATCTTAAACGTCAAGCAACTTCTTTAGGTGGTGCTATGGGTGCAGAGCTTATGAATGTGTACGGCTCAATGCAAAACTATATTTGGAGACGTAACGATACTTTAGGTGGTGTCTCTAATTCTATTGGTTGGTTAACGACCGCTGCCACTAAAGAACGTATGTTGACTTATATGAAAGATTACTTTGAACGTAACATGATGAACATTTATGATATAGATACGATTGATGAAATGAAAACAGTCGTACGTGATGGCGGTAGTATTGAAGCTACAGGTCGTAACAAAGATGATCGTGTGATTGCAAGTGCATTAGCTTGTGCTGCGTTTGCTGAACAAGTACAACCACGTTTGATTGCACAAAAGATTACACGAGCTATTTCTGAAGTACAAGAAAACTTTACTGCAGAAGAATTAGGTGTAGGTCGTAACGTTTCTGATTATTTAAAAAAGATAGGAATATATGGACAATAATAAATTTAAACAATACGAAGATGCTGCTTACAAAACTGTATATGCAGAACCCGAAGAAACTTTCCACAGGAAACTGATTCCAAAAATGGTCACTGATTACATCAAGCAATTTAATTTAAAAAGTGATTCAGTGATATTAGACATTGGTTGTGGACCAGGATTATTTTTAAAAGAAATGAAGGATCTTCATTACACGAATGTCACTGGCATTACATTATCAAAAGAAGATTACGATATTTGTATTGAGAAAGGTTTTCAATGTGAGTATGGAGAAATGTCTGACGTGAATCGTGAAGATGGCACAGTAGATTTTATTTGGTGTAGACACGCACTAGAACATTCTCCTTATCCTCTATTTACTTTGTTTGAATTTAATAGGCTCTTAAAAAATGGTGGACAAGTTTATATTGAAGTACCTGCTCCTGATTGTGCAAGACCGCATGAACAAAACGATAATCACTTTAGTATTTTGGGTAACGCTATGTGGAACTCCTTATTCATCAAAGCGGGTTTCAAAATTATGTTTGGAAACTATTTTGAATTTGATATAAGCATGGATGACCAATCCGCTAAAGAAAAATATATTATTTATGGACTTGAAAAATGCACCCGGCTCTTTCCAAATATGAATTAAAAAGACAAATCTTTTCTTTTCTTAAAGACCCAGACAGAGGTATTAGTATGAGTTTATTTGCAGAACTATCTGGTATCTCTGAAACGCATTTAAAAGATGTGTTTTTGTATCAGACCGAACCTTTATCTGAAATGGTGCAGCGCAGGGTAAGCAAGGCTTATAAAAGTTGGCAGATGGGTGAAGTAGCTATTATGCAAAACAGAGACCGCACAAGATTTGTGGAATACAGGAAAGAATCTAAACCTGTGATGGAAAGAAGTTTAGGTTTACAAGCAACAAGTAATGGCATTAAAATTAGTTTAGGCATAAAACCTAAATACGATTATTCTGGTAATACATTAGATGAACAACTCAAAGGGGGATAAAAATGGCAGTATTGAAAGATTATAAATGTGAGAAACACGGATTCTTTGAAGCAAGGTCTGCAAAGTGTCCAATGAAAGATTGTCATGCAGAAATCATGGTGGTTTTTTTACAAGCACCGGCAACTAAATCAGATAGAACTAAAATGGGCGATCAAGCCTTACAAGGTCTTGCTGACCAATTCCAAATGACAGACATTAAGTCAACACGTGCTGGAGAGAACCAAGGTGCGGTCATGTCAAAAAAGAATAAGTACACTAAAAAGCAATATGCAGAGGCAGAGGCTCATTTAGCTAATAAAATGAAACAACAAGGATTGAAACCAGAACCAAGACCCGGCGATGCAGCGATGTGGGGTGGTGGTATGAATGGAATGAATTTACAATCCCTATTGACTGGAAAAATGATACAATCCGTTAAAGGTGAACAAGTGGGTATCAGACCTAATGAGGCTGGAATTACAAAAGGACCAACTGTTGACCCTAGAGCAACCATGAGAGACCCTGATAACTTAAAGATTAAAACATGAAAATACCTACCGAAGCAGCCGCACGAGAAGAATTTTACCTAGACATTGCACAGAAATGTATGGTGTCTAGGGAAGAAAGACGAGCAGATTACGCAACACAAAGAGCTTATTATTTATTTGGCGCAGGTCCGGAAGAACCACCAGCGTACTTTAATAAGATTCATCCTCATTTAGATCAACTCACTTCATTTCTTTATTCTGCTGAAACAACTCGTTTCTCCATTAACATTGGTGCTTCTGTCAATACAATGGAGCATAGAAAGATCCCAGCTTTAACTGAAGCATTGAATGACGAATGGTTAAACTCTAATGCTGACCAAGTATTTATGTCAGCGCTTAATTGGTCTTTAGTTTACAACACATCATTTATTAAACTCGTCATGAATAATGGCATTACGCCATACATGATTGAACCTTCTGCAATGGGTGTATTGCGTGAAGATACTCCTTATACAGACCGGCAAGAAGCCATCATCCAGACATATTACGTTACGAAGTCGGAGCTATACGCCCGTCTGTATTCTCATCCTAAACGTGAAGAAATCGTAAAACGAGTCACCCCTGTTTACAAAGAATCAGAATCAGATATTCCAGATGCTGTGAATAGAATTGTGATGTCACAAACTAATCCTACGATTTACGGTAACGTTAACATGGATCTTTATGGCATGAATCGTTATAAAGCTCGTGTTGCTGAAGAAACAATTGAAATGCGAGAACTATGGTTATGGAACGATGACACTGCAGACTATCAAGTGGTCACCATGGCTGAACCTAATGTCGTGATTTACGATAGACCAGGATCATCTTTATTCTTAAAAGGTGAATGTCCTTTCATTCAAGTCTGTCCTAACCCACAATACGATTATTTCTGGGGTTTATCTGAAGTACAACAATTGATGATGCTTCAACAATTACGCAATATGCGTATGACAGAAATATTAGACTTGCTTTCTAAACAAGTCAGCCCTCCTATTGCGTTATCTGGATTTACAGGTATATTAGATGAAAAGAACTTTGCATTAAATAGAGCAGGTGGCTTATTAGCCACAGATATGCCTAATGCAAGAGTAGATAAACTTTCTCCAGACATTCCTGGAGACTTATTTGAAGTCATACATGAAATTGATAATATGTTCGCTGAAGTCTCCGGAATTACCTCTGTGTTATCAGGTCGTGGTGAATCTGGCGTAAGATCACAAGGTCATGCTTCACAATTAGCAAGATTAGGTAGCTCTCGTGCGAAGAAACGAGCGTTGATTGTTGAAGATAGTTTAGAAAAAGTAGCAACACTTTATTTGAAACTTATGCAAGCGTATGATTCAACACACTTCACAGATACTGAAGGTTTGTCATTCATTGCTGAACAATTTACAAAAGATTATGTCGTAAAAGTAGACGCTCATAGTAATTCACCGATTTTCACAGAAGATCAAAAACAATTAGCGTTCAACTTATTTAAGGCAGGTGCAATTGATAAAGAAGATTTGCTTGACTTAACTGACGTTCCAATGAAACAATTGCTTAAAGACAAATTGAAGAAGCGTGAAAAGATGGGACAAGGGCAACCTCAACCTAAACAGCATCCTCAACATAAAAGTAAAAAAGAACCAGAGGCAGGAGCAGAATAATGGCAACACAACGAGTGGCAACATCTACAGCAGATCAACCTAGAGCTACAGGTGTAGATACAAAATTAGCTAGGCAACCTGCTCAATTAGAATATAGAATACAAGGTGTAAAGACATTCAATCGTAGCCCGTCAACAAGAAGCTACGGTAGACAAAATAGGGGGTATTAAACTTTGGAGCATAAAATGGCATACGGAAGAAAAGCACACAAGAAATCAAGAAAAACAAGACGATAATAAGTTTCTCGTTAGAGGAAAAA